TTGAAGAACTGTTCTGCTAATTCCATAATACCTCCCAAAAATAAAGGAAGCCCCAACCAATAAATTTAAAGGAGAGATCGGGGCTTCTAGCCTAATAATTCGCACAAATTATTAGGTGTTCTAAAAAGGAGTATCATCATCATCCGTAGCTTTTGGCTTCGGTGGTTGCTTATCCGGAGAAATGTTTGATGGTGCCTCGGGAGTGGTTTCTTTTACATCAACCTCTCCAGCTTCCACTGACTTTGAGAAAGCAACAGCATTTTCAAACAAACCTTTTTCAAAAGCATCAGACAAATCAATTTGCCTTTCTTTGCTTATAACCCAACCTGACCATTTACCTTTATCGTTTTGTTCTGGTACAGTTCCTAACCTATAAACTTGCGACATCATTGGTAAAGTATACGGACCACTTTTACCCATCGCTGTCATCGCATTCATTTGTGACAACCAACGTCTAGACTTTTTCAATTGAGTGCTAGACATTGTAATTAAACACCTACTATAAGAGTCCCCTTCTATTAGCATAACAAAGTGTTGAGCAGTATTAGTGAGCAGATTACCATTCGGTAACATTTCCTCATTAGTTATTTCGTTTCTTTGAGCAGTTGCCACTATTGGGTCATCAGGTTGATAACTACCTACATAACCACCACCCTCTGTTCTTGGTCTCCATTCAACATAACGCCTATTATAATAACAAGGTACGACTAGCAAACCTTCTTTACCAGAAGTTACTGTATTAGAAACAGTATTGTATATCATACCTCCTTTAGCACCGTCAACATAAGCACCGTCAGACTCATCCACTTGTGGACTTTGTGCTCCAAGTATTCTTAGAAACGGAATAGACATATCTTGAGTGGTTGTTTCTGCAAAACCTAGCCCAGACATTTCTTCAAATGAAGCATTAACAAGTGCTCCTTCTTGTTTTTTGACTACTTCAGCCATTTACTTTCTCCTTATTTTAGTTTGTAAGCCCAAGAATACACCAAATATATCATGAGGTATATTTTCACCTTTTCCCGTTTGTTCTTTTACAAACGACTTTAAAGTTTGAGGTTCTACCCACACTTTATTTGTATAAACAAAACCTCTTCCTGATAATTCTGCAGAAAAGTCTTTTGCTATGTTATCTTCGTTTCTACCAAATTGTGCAGTAACATGATTCTTTATTAAACTGCCATGACCATTTGAAACTAACCAGTCGTGAGCCTCGGGTCTATTGGCTTCTGATATATGGGCTGAAACAAAGTCGGAAACTGTTATTTCATGACCATCTTCTGTCTTTAAAGTTTTTAGATTATATTCCTGCATAGCAGAGGGCAACAAGTCTGTTGATATTTCCCTTAAAAACTGTTCTGTTTCTTTTAACTCTGCCTTGAGTGCTTTTACTCTATCCTCAAGTTCAAGTTGTTTTTTGCATAAAGAACTAACAGAACTTAGTCCTTTCTCACTTACCTTAGTGAGTTCGTTTGCAGTTGATTCGAAATCCATTCAAGCCTCCTTGTCATATATGTCAACTGTTATTGGATAGTATTCTTCGTCTTGCCTATCCCACTTTAGTATAGTTAATTTGCCTAAATTGTTAGACATGGCAACGGCACAAGAGATGCCAATTATTGCAGGATCCCCTGATAATAATAAATAATCACTGTCGTTAAATTTACGCAATAAGCGATTAATCCGCCTAACCGTCGGTTGAGCAGATAAGGCAACTTGTTCCCTTGCAGGAATTAATATTTGCAAGTCACCATACTGAGAGGCTTTTGTTATATCTCTCCCAGGAACTTCTTGTGTTATAAAAACAGTCATACTTTCTCCTATGCCGTTGTTGTTAGTACTGTAGGAAATTTACTTAAACTTAACTAAGCACCAACAACTATATTTATATACTTTTATATATACTAGTAAAACTAAATTTAGTCCAATTGATAATTCAGATATTTAAATATCAGATATCGATATATTTTCCGTCCCGCGAAAGATATCATAGCGATAACAAAAGGTTTAAGTTTTTAAAAAAGTTTGTATATAGTAAAGTCAGAAAGTAAGTGTATGAAATATAAATTTAAATTGACCCCTTATGAGCATCAATTGACTGCTTTAAGGAAAGGCTGGAACTTACATGAGTTTGCATATTTCATGGATATGGGAACTGGTAAGTCTAAAGTTTTGATAGATAACTTTAGTGTGCTGTATGACAAAGGACATGTAACGGGAGTTTTGATTATAGCACCAAAAGGTGTTTATAGAAACTGGTCTCGCAACGAGATACCAACTCATATGCCTGACCATGTTTTATCAGATATATGTGTTTGGCAACCTAATCACACACAAAAGTTTTTACATACTTGGAATAGTATGTTCACACCCAATTATAACTTAAAAATATTTCTAATGAATATAGAAGCGTTCAGTACAAGAAAAGGTGTTGAAGTTGCACAAAAGTTTTTATTAGGACATAGCTGTCTTATGGCTATAGATGAAAGTACAACTATAAAAAGCAAGAATGCAAAACGTACTAAGTCTATTGTGAAGCTTGGGAAAATAGCCAAGTACCGTAGAATAATGACTGGTAGTCCTATAACAAAAAGCCCTATGGATTTGTACACTCAATGTGAATTTTTAAACCCTGAGTTACTTGGTCATAAAAGTTTTTTCAGCTTCCAGTATGAATATGCAATAATAAAAAGACGTAACTTAGGCTCATATAGTTTTAATCAAATAGTTGGTTATAAAAACCTAAAAGAACTAAATGGTTTGTTAGACAACTTTAGCTTTAGAGTACGAAAACAAGATTGTTTAGATTTACCAGATAAGGTCTACACTAAACGAGTAGTAGAACTTTTACCTGAACAAGCAAAAATGTATTCCGACTTAAAAAAGATTGCACTTGGTATATGCGAAGAGGGAACAGTAACACCCACCACTATTTTGACACAATTACTTAGACTGCAACAAGTTTGTTCTGGACATGTAAAACTAGATGATGGAACACTAAAAACCTTTCCTTCAGCTAAATTAACAGAGATAGAATCCGTTGTGGAAGAATTAGATGGTAAAGCTATTATTTGGGCTAACTTCACACACGACATTCAAGGTATAGAAAAACTATTACAAAAAATGTATGGCGATGATAGTGTTGTTTCTTACTACGGTGCTACTACTGTTGAACAAAGAGATTATGCGATGACAGCTTTTCAGGATCCTGAAAGTCCCGTTAGGTTTTTTGTAGGGCAACCAAGAACTGGAGGTTATGGTTTAACACTAACTCAAGCTTCCACAGTTATATATTATAGTAATAGCTATGATTTAGAGGTTAGGTTACAAAGCGAAGATAGAGCACATAGAATCGGACAAGTCAATAAAGTTACTTATATAGACATTATTGTTGAGAAAACAGTAGACGAAAAAGTACTACAAGCCCTAAGAAGTAAAATTGACATAGCAAGTGCCGTATTACAAGAAAATGTTACAGATTGGATAGTTTAGCCAAAAAATGACTGCGTATAAGCTTGATACAGTCATTAGAGCAAAAGGGCTTGGTATGTTTGTACCCCCTAATTACTTCCCATTCTTGGTCATGTAGGCAGTAGTCCCCATATAAGTTCCTACTATTCCAGCTCCTGAAATGTAGAATAAATTGCTAATATCAGCTAAAGCTTCAACTCTTTCAATAGGAATTAAAAACATAGCAAAAGTAAACACTCCCATACCAATTAATGTATATCTTGCCATTCGTAATTGGGCTAGATTTTTTCTAAGTTTAGTTTCTGTTTCTTTTATAGCTTTGGCATTTCCTATTTCGTCATCAGATACGACACCATCACCGTCTAAATCATATTCGTTATATTTTGATTTTGTTTGTAGCTTCTTTTGTGTCATCTACTACACCTTGGACAAAGTGATCTATCTCTAAATTTAGTATCTATCCATACTTTTCCATAATAAAGGATAAACAACCAAAAGGTAAATAGTATACCTTCAATATAACTTAAATCATTCCATGCGTCTAATACCATGTTTTCCATTTACTTCTCCTTATAAGCTTGTTTGATTTGTTCAATTGTGCGATTGCAACCTATACACACTTTATCTTTGTTTAGCTTACAAACACCAATACATTTACTCACTTCGCTATACTCCTTAAACTCTCCATAACTTTATCTATAGATGGCTCCTTACCATTGGGATTTAATTTACACTTATATTGTTTAGGACAACCAACCCTTATATCAGCAAACTCCATTTCATAAGTTTTGTTTGCCCCAATATAGATACAAGCCATTTTATCTTTAAAAACTTTTTGTTTCTTTAATCTACATGTTGTCATAACTGGTGGTATTATTGTTCCATTATTTATTTTTTGATTTCTAGTGTAAGGCTTAGAATCATTATACATTTTACCACTTGCAAAAGCTTGGAAGTATAAAGCTGTTCCTATTACTAATACAGCAACGACACAAAAGATAATTCCCATTGTTTGCAATAAATCTATTATTTCTTTTTGTTGCTGTCTTTTTTCTACTCTTTGTAATCTATCAGCTTCTTTAGCCTCTGATATTCTATTGGCTCTTTCTGCAATTATCTCATCCCAAGTAGTTGGTCCAAATCTTAAATTAACTAGTTGCTTTAATTCGTTGCGTTGCTCTTCTAACAATTTCATATTTATAAAATCATTAGCACTATTTTCTACAGAACCAAATTGTTCCATAATAGACAATCCTTTGCCTTTGCTTTTATTCATTTGTTTTTCACCTAAGAAAAACCCATCAATCTGTTTAGCTACTCCGGATATATCATTTACGGTGTCAATGTTGCTCTTAATGAACGCTACAGACTTTTGAACTAAAGCTATCCCAGTGAGTATTTCTGCAACAACCATGTCATTTATCCGCTAGGGAATGTTTGTAAGTTTGCCATTCTATCTACAAGACGTTCTGCTCGGTTTGGCACTTGTTTATACCACCTGGAATCTTCCATTTGTAAAGAAGCTTCTAAGTAATCTTCATCTACTATAGCTAAATTCATTTTCCTAAATTTAGTGAGACGAGGTCTACCCATGTTAAACATCATATTACAAAGTATTAATTGTGCTTCTTCTGGTAAATCATCAAAGTTAGGATACAGTATTTTGCAATCAGCTATTGTAGTTTCTACATCTTTAGCAAAACAACTATTGACACGTTCTTCAGATACTGGCGTTCCAACTGGCTTTTCATATTCATCATCCCACTCAGTTACTAAATGACCAATACCAAAAGTCGGTAGCCCTAGATGGTCGTTGTAAACTTCATACTTACAACCTTCATCTTCTGCTAATTCTTTTTGTAATTGTTCTATATTCATACTAATCCACCGATTCCTGCTCTGCTTTGTATTGCTCCTCCCGTAGTATCAAAGGGGAAAAGAGAAGCGTAGTTCGTAGTTGGAGGACCACTTGAACCACTAGGAGATACTGCGGGAAGATTCAAATTTAG